CCTTGGTGGAAGACCCTATTCCACCTTTTCACCCAGAAGAAGCACCTGTCGCGAGAGTACCATTGGTTGTTTATGAGTGGGAAGGTCCAATGCGATGTGTCCACACAGAGTTATGTCCATGTAACCTAAGGTTGAAATTTAGGCCTTCATTGCAAATTGAGTCAATTCTGATACCGCGTGTAATGGAAAATCGGATACGAAGTGCTGAGGAGATGATCCAATTAACCGTGTCACATATGGAGTCGTTGTTCATAATTCGAAACAATGTGATAATACAGAAATATCAAGGATTATCACAGGATATTAAAATACGGAATGCAATAAAAGCTACAGGGCATACAAACATTCACGAAATTCTGGCTCCAGCAACTAGGACTGTTACTGCCGAGGATGATCCATTACAGATTCCTACTCGAGAGGTGGAACGAGCAGTGCGTCTTGCAGACATAGAGGTGTACCGTGAGTTATACGGGATAGATAAATCTTATGTGTGGTATTCCAAAGAAGTGTTTCGACCTCTTCCTCAATTGTCAAATTATAAAAGTGAAAGGGATGGGAAGGAAGTTCCCTCACTTTTATCATTGGTGTTGAGATCACACTCTAATTATAATAAGTCGTTTGGAGGCACTAATGGACGTCCACATGTTATTTCAGCTATGAGAGGAATGGAAGATGAAAAAGTTGTCAGAATAATTGCAAAACATAGCAGACCAACAGATGTTATCACGGATAATTTAAAAAAAGTAATGACACATGTACCAGAAGCTCTTGATTACCTGTATGATACAATTGGCACTCGTGATAAATTTGGAACCTTTGATCCCATAGTAACAATGGATAGAGTGAAAGATATGTATCTTGGAGCATCGGCTGGTTTCTTTTTAGAAAAGCCTAAAATAATACGAGTGTCAGACTCAGTGATAGTGGAAGTAAAAGCAAGCAACAAAAAAATACATGCATTTGAGGCAGTGTTAGATGCATCACATAATTTTTGGTCAGGTAAGAACCCTCCTCCTGTAGTGTTTACTCAATCATGGAAAACGGAAACAAAATATTCCTGGGTAGATCAATTGTTCACCGAAGCATGGGAAAAATTTGTTGGTAAGGCACGAACCTTTGAAATTGGAAATATGTTCTTTATAGTTCTCTTATATTTTTTTTTGTTCTGTATAATGCAAAGTTATGAAATGAGTGATGTTCTGAAGTCTTATTTCCAAGAGCAAATGTTAGATAAAACTGTGATGGCGAGAGTCTATGGTGATGACCATGCACAAGGACAAGATAGAAACTATGAGATAGAAGCTTATATTGGTGAGGACCAATTTGCAAAATGGGTCTCAATGTATGTCGGGGCGACAATAAGAGACATTAGATCGGATGTGCCTTTTGTATCGCCAAAATCATGTATGGGACATTTGGAAATGGAAAATCTAGTGATGCTAAAACAGTACATGGTTCGTAATCGCAATGTGAAAAAAGGACAGCCTGATTATTTGCCTTTCAGAGGTTGGAAAGATTATGCGATACATGCGGTATGGGGATCTACAGTGAAGTGTCGTGATGTTTACGACATAATGTTGTCAGCGGTAGGGCATGCATACGGCACTTATGGTTCAAATTACCCTGCGTGGTTGTGGTTGAAAAAATTGCATCAAAGAGCTTATCAAGCTGTTCCGGATGATGAAAAATCCAAAACATTAGGAACATTGACGTCAAGAATCAGTCGTGTAGATCATACCAAGAAAATGCGCCAGGCAGCGATTTCTATAGATGAAATGGTGGGAGCGTTCCCGAGTTATGAGAAATTAGAAGACAAAAATGTGTACGATCCAGTATATCATGTGAGTCAAAAGTCTGATAATCTCTATGACTGATGGAAGAAGAATTTACTTTGGAGACAAAGCGTGTAGCTACTACGTAGTGTAGCCAAAAATAAAAATAAAAAGGTAATATG